CGGGCACCGCCCAGTGGGGCTTGCGCTCCAGTAGGCCGTCGAGGGCCGTCTGAATGGCGTCGGTGTCGATGTCGCCGCTGTCGAGGACGTACTGCGACGGATCCCGCATCAGCGTCTCCGCCGCATCAGTCGGATCCTCGAAGCGCCCAGTCGACAGCGCCCGCACCTCGGCCGCCACAGCCCGTGCCGTGGCCTTCGCAGCCTGCTCGGCGAGACGATCGGCCTTCGCCGTCGCCTTCTCCAGATCGGAACGGTCGCGGTCCTCGAACTCGGCGACCTTCTTCGCCAGCGCCGCAGCCTCGCGCTTGGCCGTCGCAGCCTCCTGCCTCGCGGCGGCCCGGTCGGCCTTCATTTTGTCGAGGGCCTTCTTGCCGGCGTCGCCGAGCTTGTCGGCACCCTCCGGGTCCGGGTCGGGCTCCGGGTCGGCAGGATCGGCGTCCGGCTCCGGATCGACCGGGTCCGGGTCGCCCTTGGGGTCCGCAGGATCCGGGTCGGCCGGGTCCGCGGGGTCGGGTTCGTTGTGTCGGTCCAGCCGGAACCAGTCCGCGCCGTGAGCAGCGGACAGCCAGCTCTTACGGATGTTGTGCATGGTGGTGTGTCTCCCGTTGCGGGATCAGAGACCGCGCCTTGCGCGCGGCCAAGAGTGAGACTCAGACGCTCCAGCCCAGATAGCCGTACTGGCGAAGCAAACTGATGGCCTCGTCACGGCTACCGGCGAGCCGGTAAATCTGCTCGGGCAGAAGGCGCGGCGAGGAGAGTTGGAAACGCCTGGGGTACCGGGGCGAAGCCGTGCCCGCCCGATAGGCGCGAGACCGCTCCATCTGGAAGTACAGGCCGCGGCGGGTGGTGCCCTCGTAGGTGGCGCGCAGTCGACCGCCGTAGCCGTCGGCCGCGGTGTACATGCCGCGCCGGGCGTTGACGACAGAGTTCATGTCCGCGCCATCCCGGATCGCGTTCGCGCCGGCCTGGGTGAAGATGCGGTCCTGCTCGGCGCGGGACAGGCCCTTGAAGTAGGCCTGCGGATCGAACGCGCCGGGGATGTGACGGTCGCGGGCGATCAGCTTTGCGGGCATATGCGTGCAGTCACAGTTTGATACAATGAGACTGTTCGCAACGTGCCACCCCTCGACCGAAGTGAGGCTGTAAACGTGCCCTCTCCACTCGCCCCGGCGAAGCTCGACTACGCGATCGAGCTCTACCTGTCCGGAAAGCCGATCCAGGAGATCGCGACCTTGGCGGGCATATCCGTCACGCGTTTCCACCGAGAACGAGTCTCCCGGGGCATCCCATCGCGGAAGACCCGCGATCTCCCCATCAGTGAAATCGCGTCCGCCTACCTCAATGGAGCCAGCGAGTTCGCGCTCGGCAAGCAGTACGGGGTGTCCCGAAATGTCATCGCGCGCCGCCTCGCGGAAGCCGGAGTACAGCGGCGTGACGCCAGTGAAGCTGGCGTTGTCAGGGCGGCCAAGTTGAGCGCTGGCGAGCGCAAGACCCAGGCCGCCGCCGCCAACCGGGCCGCCCGATTGCGTCGCGTCCCACAGATTCAAAAGCATCGACGCGCGCTCGGCATCGAACTGGCCGGTCAAGCCCAGTCCTCCGGCGAGGCCGAGTTGCACCAACTTCTTGCCGACCGTGGCCAGATTGCCACTCGCCAGCGCGCGATCGGCGTATACAACGTCGACCTCGCCTTGCTGCCCGTCGCCGTGGAAGTCCTCGGTGGCGGTTGGCATGCGGTCAAGACCGTGCACGCTGAGCGCACCCCATACGTCCTCGATGAGGGATGGCATCTCGTAATGATCTGGGACTACGAGGGGCGTAGCGCCCTCGGGGCGGGTGCTGCGGACTACCTCGTCGCCTTCCTGGATGAGGTTCGCCGGAACCCACCCGCGACTTGTCAGTACCGGGTGATTTCCGGTCAGGGCGAGGTTCTGGCCGCTCGCGGTAGAGAGGACAATGAGTTCCCCTTGGAACCACCGCCGCGTGGCCGCCTGTGACCTAGGCCCCGACACCACCACTCCGGCCGGGAAGCAGCGCGGATGCCGTTGAAATCCTGTATTCCAGCCGTACTCCCGCCCGGCGAGGATGATGCACCGACTGCACGCGGGCGGATTGACCACCCGGATGTAGCCGTTGATCGTGCGGTTCCCCGCGATCGACACCCCAGTGGCCGCCCTCCCGGCATCCGTGACCTCCGACGCCGCCATGCGCAGCAACTGCTGCAGGCCCGTCATCATCGCCTCGACCTCATCGACGCCTGCCGCGATGGCCGTCTTCGAGGTGATGAGCGGCAGATCCAGCAGCGTGTCCAGCGACCGACCATCAGCGGCAAGCCCAGCGAAAGCCTCTGGACGGACACGGCCCGCGGGATCTGAACTCAGGCCCCGTGCCGCGATGATGGACTCGACGTAGGCGTCCGCCGCTGCCGCCGTAGCCAACTGGCCAGCGGTTACGGTCCGGACCACCTCCGGGCCGATGTAGATGGCCCACGACCGGCTCAGATCGCGACGGTCGATCTCCCGCCACAACTGCTGAACCCGGTCCGTCACCCGGCGGGCATGCGACTGCTGAGCCACATAGAAGGCATTCGCGAGCTCCTCGGCCGACAGATCCCGCACCGACCCCGTGGCCATCAGGCCACCTCCGCGGGTTCGGGGTCAGCCTCAGGCATGACGGGATCGGGCGGAGGCTTCGGGCCGGCCTCTAGTGCGGACAGGTCGCCGGCCATGATGCGCTGCATGGCGTCCTGGGCTGCGGCCTCGTCCTCTTCCTCCATGCGCTCGATCTGCGCCTGCGTGTACCGCAGGTCCTCGCGCGTCTGCCGGAGAGGCACGATCTTCGCCTGGAACTTCTTCACCGAAGCGTCCGCGACCTGCGCCACGGTCGGGGTCGAAGCGTCCCGCCAGATCGTCTCCAGCGACCGGGCCGCCGGATCCCACTCGCCGTCCTTGACGCGCAGGACCAGCCGCATGACGCGCTCCCACGAGCCGCCCCATGCCCGCTGCTTGCGCTCCGCGCGCTTCACCAGCCGCGTCTCGCTGGAACGGATAGCGTCGGCCGATGCCGGGTTCTGGGTCGAGTAGCCGAGGAACTGCGGCGGGAGGCCGGACAGGGAACTGACGAGCTGGGCGAGCTGATTCAGCGTGTTGTGGAAGTTGCTGAGCGACGCCTCCGGGAACTGGACGACATCCGCGCCATCCTGCTTGGAGCGCTCCGTCGCCCACATCCGGCCGATGATCCGACTGAACGCCGACACCCGCCGCCCGGACTCGTCGACGAAGTCCTCCTCGCCGAACCCGAACGCCACACGCCGCGGTGTCGCGTGATACTCGGCGGACACCATCATGTCCGTGGCGATCTTGCAGGCCGCGTCGGACAGCGGGATCACGTCCTGCAACTCCGACACGCCGCCCGGGCACTTCAGGCGCGGGCGGTTCGGCAGCACCTCGACGAGAACCTCCCCCGTCTCGTGCTCATCCCGCGGATACTCCGGGTCCTCGACCCAATGGCCGGACTCCTTCACCCACCACACCGTGACATCCGGCAGATACAGCGTCGCGTGATCGACCTTCCGGTCACCCTCACCGTCCTCCTGCCAGCGCTTCACCGCCGCAGCCACCCGACGCGTCCGAGGATCGAACTCCGCGAACATGTCCAGGGCGCTCTCGACGGTGATCAGAGGAGTCGAGTCGTCATCCTCGTTCGCGCCCACCACGATGTACGAGCGCCGCATCGCCAGGGCATCCAGATGCCCCATCTGCGACTGCTCGTCCATGTCATTGGCCTGCCAGATCCGCCACAGCTCGTCATCCGCATCCGCCACGCCGGGGAAACGGAAGCCCTCGACGTCAAGGCGCTCCTCGATGCTGTCGACGATCAGGCGCGGCCAGTTGATGACCACCTGCCGCACCGTCTCCTGCAACTCGACCTGAAGCTCGGGCGCCATGTACGACAGCGGCTGAGAGCCCTCGTAGTACGAGTTCAGGCGCTTGAGCTCGTTCAGCTCCTTGTCGTGGCAGGAGATCAGATGAGTCAACCACTGCAGCTCGGAGCGCTCCACAGGCACCCCCTAGCGCAGAATCAGCATCTTCGACTTCTTCTTGGGCTTGTTCTGGCCTGCAGCGATCGCGTCCCGCCGGGCTTCCCACGAAAGGCAGCCGGCCATGGCAATGTCGATCTTTCGGGGCGAGTCGTGGCGGTCCTTCTGGATCGTCCACATCGGCTTGCCCTCGTCATCCCGAGCACGCGCGTTGCGCTTTACGGCATTCGCTATGTGCCGAGCGAACGCCTCGTCACCGTCGTGCGTTAGGTCCCCGGCCGTCTGCGCCGTCTTGTAGCCCCGAAGCGCGAAAGCCATCGCTCGGTCGCGGTGAGTCCACCACTCGGAGACGACCTTCTCCCCGTACTTGCCTTGCCATGCCGCGACCGTCTCCTCGTACCAGGGCGGATCGGCATAGACGCGCACCACGGTCCAGGTGTCGAAGGCCTCGGCGAGTGTCAGGTTGACCTCGACCTCCGGTACCTCCCACTCCTCGGCCTCCTGCTTGTTCAGCGGCGCCTCCCACACCCCCAACGGCCACTGGAAGCCGGTCTCCAGGTGCGTAGCCACAAACCCGGTGGCATCCCGCCACTTCGCCCCATCGAAGCCAATGACGATCGGCTCTTTCGCGGGCACCACGAACTCGGAGTTCGCCAACGTCGCCCACTGGGCCTTGTCGAATGCTTTCGCCGACGCCGTTCCTGGCTGATTCAGGAAGTAGCGGCGCGCGTCCGCCGGGTCCGTATCCGGCTCCCGCATGTCCGACGCGATCCGCTCCAGATCCATCCAGGGCGCAGCGTCGCCATAGACGAACTCCAGGGCTGGCAGCAGCTGCTCGTCATCGTGTAGATCCTCGACGTGCGGGGCCTCACGATGGTCGAAAAGCAGGCCGCCGTCCCTTACTCGGCCCGCCTTCACGGCCTTCGCGTACTCGTGCGTCGCCTCGGCCACAGACTCCTCGCCAAGCGCGTACATCGTCGATGTTTCCAGCGACCACGGCTCGGCGCGCTTCCGCTTGGTCAGGTTACGGCGCACCGTCTTGTGCATAGCCTTCAGCTCGGGCAGCACATACAGGTGCGTTTCATCGAAGACCGAGAACGTCTCCTTGCCGCCGTCCTTCGCAGCACCGCTCGACGTTGACGGAACGATCTCCCCGCCGCCCTCGATGAAGATGCGGCTCGATGACTGCGCCGACCGTCCCAGGTCGATACCAGGGAACTCATCGCCGAAGTTCTCAACAAGGTGCTCCAGCATCGCCGTGACGTTGTCGTAGGTGTTGCCCGACTGGTTCTCCTCCGTCGCCAGGCAACGGATGAACGGATACACCTGCTCACGGCCTACCGGCTCACCATTGGCATCCCAGCCGTCGAAACGGCAAGGCCCAAGCGCCTCAAAGCAGACCAGTGCGCCGGCGAGTTCGCTCTTTGCGCGGCCCTTGGGACGAGACAAGAAGGCCCGATTGACCTTCCGGCGACCTGTCGCTGCGTCGAGTCTGTAAGCCTTGACGATGAAGGCGTGCATCTCGTCGTCGATTTCCAGATCATCGCCCTGCACGTCACCTGGGCCGTGACACAGGTAGGTCTCGATCCATTCGACCGCGGTAAAGCCCAGGGAGACGAACCGGTCGGGATCAGGCGTCTGCCTGGTCATCGACAGCCTTCAGGATTCGGTCACGGCGAGAAGTGGCGCCTCGGCCAGCCCGTGGCGTCTTTGCAGCCGCGGCGGGCTCCGGATCGGCGACAACCCACCTCATCCGGATTCGATCCGCAGCTGTGCCACCCAGAGCGGCCTCGTTGAGTCGGATCTCCGACAGGAGGTCCTTTCGCGGCTCCTGCCAATACTGTTCAACCAACTCGGCGAGCATGTGCAGCCGCTGCCAGTCCGTCATAAGGAACGTTGCAGCCTGCGGCGAGGTTCGCCACGTCTCGTACCAGGACAGCGTGCGACTGTCGTAGTCGTGACCGCCGGGAAGCCCCGGGGTCTCTCCATCAGGTCCGTCGGCCGGTAGGACGGTCGTCGTCACCGTGTCGGCGTTGCGCCGGCGCCGCTGCGAGGGGTCCTTGGGCAGGGGTCCTGCACCCATGCTGATCACTCTCCTTGGTGCCGTTGCGGCACGCCGGCGCCCGCCGTTGCGGCGGAGCGTCAGTTACACAGAGCTACACGTTCAAGATCGTCCGATTTTGGGGACCCGTATGCACCGCGAACTACC